ATTGTTGTAGGAAAAGTTAATATTGTTTGTACAGTAGATGAGTTTGATAAAGATGCCATGCTAATATATTTTGACATACCTTCTACATACTTCCAATAATACCTCTGACACCTCTGTAACTCCATATCGTATGGTCTATGTTCAAATGGTGTAGCAGAACCAATTTCAAATTGAAGTCCAGTGATGTTGATGTAATTAGATATAGAGTCTGCTAGGTTGACTTGTGATGAACTTGCAAATGCGTTTGTATTAAAAGCACCCCATGATGTTTGTAATGGACTTGAATATCTATCTGAACCTACACTTAATATCCAATATAATCCCAAACCTGCACCATTATCATTATCTATACCATTACCAGTATTTCCTTCTATTATAATAGTTTTCTTTTCCCAAGTATCAGCACTGTCTATTGTATATTCTTTAGAAATTCCTTGTGCAGTTCCATCAAACTGATATATTGCAAATGTATATGTTCCAGTTTTGTTAGATTTTACCCAAAATGATACAGTGCAATCTTCAGCATTTGATGTTCCATATTTTAAATGCTGTAAATTTTGTGCTTCAATTCTATGTTGAACACTTAATGTTTCACTTGCTGTTGGAGTATCAGTTGCTGTGCATTCTAATTTAATACTTTTAACAAATCCTTGACCTGATGGAACATCTGAATCTTGTGATTGTGTCCATGTTCCTATATTTGAATTACCAAAAATAAATCTATCAAGAAGATAACTTGAAGCATTAGTTATTCCAGATTCTGATGTTCCCCTCTGTGCTATCCTCATATCACCATTGATGATAAGATTGCGTACACCTAAAGAGTTTTGTGTTGCTAGTGTGCTAGATGTAGCAGGTAATGTAAGTGTCGTTGTACCTGCAACGGCAGGTGCTGATATGGTAACTTCACCTGATGTATCGCCTTTTAATTTTATACTAGCCATAGTTACTCCGTTGGTTTAAGATGTGCAGTCTTCACTGCATCAATGTGTTGTTTCCATGTATCAGTGCCATTCACACGATCCCAGTATTGCATGTCTAATTGTTCTGCTAATGGTTTGTATGCAGATGCTCGTTGTTCTTTATATGCGTTCTTTGCTATCTCTGCTTCAACAGCAGTGTTATCGTATGTTACTTCGTTACCATTTGCATCGTAAGCTATGTCATCACGAATGGTAACAACATTAGAATGTAATACATATATTGCTTCATGTTTATTCATTATCCAGCTATCTCCATTGCAGTTAATGTAATGCCTAAAGTTGCTTCATTATAATATCCTGTACTATTATTTACTTTAAAATATGGTTGATATGTTAAAGTGCTTGTAGTTGATGGAGAATGCAAATATGCGCCAGATGTTGTAGCTTTATGAATTGCTCCTCCTGATAAATTTTCTACAAATAAATGTGGTCCAGACCCAATAGAATTGTAACCTCCCCCAGCAATATCAACATAAAACTGTGCAACCATATTAGCTGATGTGCCATTATTCCATACATTTCCACCATGAATCATAATCAATATTTTACTACTTATACTACTTGGCGTAATACTTACTGTATGCCCAGTAGCAACATAAGAAGTTGATGTAGTTGATGAAGTTGTATGTTTAGTATTTGATATAACTTGCAACACTTTTCCTACATTACCAGTAATTGTCTTACCACTTGCCATTGCAATACCAGTAGAACTTACTGTTGCAATATCAGCTCCACCAGCTTGTAGTTTAATCTCACCTGATGTATCTGGTGTTAAGACTAAGCCGTTCGTTACGTCTGCATTAATTGTTGTTGCCATTATACGACCTTCCAATTAGAACCTGATGGGACTGTGACACTCACTCCACCATTGATAGTCACTGGACCAACTGATAACGCATGATAGCTATTAGGCACAGTAAAGTTAGCTGATACTGTTGTAGAGTTTACAAATATGCCGTTAGAAGCACCTAGTTGTTCTGCATAAAGTGTATTATTTGCATCTTTATGTCCTGACTTTTCAGCAGGATATGTAACAAATACATCACTTGTACCTGTAAGAGTTAGTAAGCTACCACTATTAGATGACTCTAATACAGTATCACGAGATAAAGTTGTACCTGAAGCTGTATATGTTCCAATACCTACTTCCCATGCAGTACCTGATACGATAGCGTAGTAACAGGTATTACCATCACCAATCACCGAAAATGACTGGAAACCATCGGCAGCACCATTAAGGGTAAGCGTGCCTGTGCCAGTCGTATTGGTCGTTTCCTTTACTCTGTCTTTAACGACTAATGCCATTCTTTATCCTTTATCGTTTATCGTTTAACGGTAAGCGTTAAGCTAATGTTACTGTTAAGTTGCCTGTAGCGATTTTAAAGATGTCGCCAGAATCAATCGTTTTTGTTGTATCGATTGGTGTGTGAAATAATAAGTTACCAGCACTTGCTGCATCGTGTAAACCGATGTGAGTTACAGAACCCCATGATGCTGTAGCTTGTGGAAATTCTACATCAGCAGAGTTAGATGTGACACCGTTAGATGGTGCAGCAAATGTTACTGCTGTTCTTGCGTATGAACCACCTGATACTTCTGTACCTGTATCTGCATCTGTTGGGTCAGATGTATATAAAGATACATATACTGTTGCTGGTGATGTATATGTTTGTGCTCTAAGAACTGCATTAATTACTGCGTTCTCTAAATAATTACTAAATTCTGCCATTTTAAATTACCTCGTTGAAAGTGTTATAGACATTGGAGAAGATGGATATTCGCTATCATCATCGCTTGCTCTTAATGATGCTAGACCTCTATCGTATAACGCTGACCATGTTGCTAATCGCTCATCGTTCATTAGATAAGGTTCTGCTTCTGCTAATGCACCGTATAACAATAAATCTGGGCAGTTAGCTAAAAATAAATTAGAAGGTGTAGCATCTGATAAGAAATCAGGTTTGTAGTAATACACCATTCTTAATGTGTATGCACTATCAGGTTTAGGAGCAAATTGAAACTCTGTACCTAATAATGTATACATGGTTGGTACACCTCTATCTGTTGTTCTAGCATTTCTAAAGAAGTTAGAGGTATTTTGAAACTGTAGGACTCTTACAGGATTTGTATCTAAATGTAAGTCTTTCATTGCAAGAAAGTCAGCAGGTAATGCTACGGTACTGTCGCCTGCTGTAGTGGTCGCTGTTGCGACTTTTAGCATCTGTCTGATGCGTAGGTCTCGTCTTAATCTTTCTTCTGCGAGACGAATGAAATCAGGTATCTGCGTGTCTAAATCACTACGAGCAAGATATTCTGCTATCTTTGTCTTTAATGCACTATAGCTAGTAAATGCCATTATACTCTACCTTGTCTTGTCCTAAAGAATCTGTTGTCTGGGTCATTCAACCATTTACGAAATGCTGTTTGGTCTACCACATGGAAACCACGCATAATACCTTTTTGGTTGAGTGTATCAATTACAGTCAATGGAATAGAAGCTATCTTATTGTCAAAGACATCATTACCCCAACGACCATTTGTTTGGTTATATTCTTGTTTGTTCTGTTCAATAATTTCGGATACATCTTGTGCAACTTCAATCACTAATCCACCGTCTTCGGTGTCGTGTGCTACTTTGTTTCTAATATCGTCTTTTTCTAATATTTTTGCCATTGTAGTTCCTAAAAGGGTAATGCCCTCCGAAGAGGGCTATTAACCGTATTACTCTGCAAGGTCAGCAATAATTGCGTGAGCTGCTTCGTTTTTAACTTCAAGTGTGTATTCAACAAGAAGTTGTGTTTTTTCGCTGTCACCAGTTTTAGCTAATTCGTTTGTAGCGAATGGGCGTAAATATGCAACTGAAGCATATTCTGGATCAAGAACAAATGCTACTTCACCGTTGTCATCAGCATCAGCAGTCATGAATCTGTTAGGAACAACAGATAATGTGCCGAAGTCTGATAGGTATACATCAGCAGCACCAACGATAGTTGTTGGTTTGTTTGATGGAGCTTGGTAGCGTTGTTGAGCAATACCAGCAAAAGCTGATACTACTTGTTTTTGTGTTGGTGTAACCATAAGAACAGTTGGAGTACCACCTTGTTCGTATGCTTTTTTAACAGCAGATTTTAACATTGCTTCTGTGAACGCTGCATCTGTACCAGAAACACGAGCTGTAGTTCCGTTAGAACCAGCAGTACCTGCACCCACATAGTTTGTATTTAACCATGCTTGTAAACCACCTAATTTACGAGCTGTAGAAGCATCGCCTGTTACAGCAGCAGTATTAGATAGTAATGTTTTTTCCATATCTCGTTTAAGTTCAGCAGATGCTTTGCTTAACTGATATGCTTTTTCAGATTTACGACCAGCCTTATCGATAGACTCTAAAGTACCAGCGATTTGGATAGTTTTTTGTGAAATCTGTGTTCTGTTACCTTTACGAACAGTTGGAGTAGCTGTTAATGATGATGCGTCTGCACCTTCAACTGCAGCGTTAGTTGCTACAGCAGCAGCTAATGAGTCTGTTTGCCATTCGTGGTATACAGCAGTTGCTTTTGTTTTACCAACAGATGACATAAATGGTGTATCGGTTGGAGAAATATTGTAAATCACATCGGTTAAATCTTCACGATTACCGATTGATTGATAACTTTGATATGTTGCCATGATTAATTCACTTCCTTATTAAATAAAGTTTTCAAAAAGAGCCGCAGCATCTCTGACTTTGCCAGTTTGCTTTAGCTTATTCAGTTGTTGTTTGCGAATATCACGATTACCTTCTTTTACCTTTGTTCCTGATTTAACCATCTTGGGTGCTTG